CTCGTAGGGTGCAATTTTGGACCTCCCAAATCCGGAATACGCGGCATCATCCCCGGTCAACATCCCGTCGAAACGACTGTGATGTGCTGCTCGAGCTGCATAAGCGCTCATGAGCGGCATGACTGGGAACGATGTAGGATCTCCCATCATGGCCCCACGTTTGGTCAAAGGACCAACCCCGGGGCCGGAGATCTCGCGTAGCCATTCGCGATAGGCAGCCATATAATCTATGGCTTTCCGGACATGAGGTAGAGGCACTTTCCCTCTCATCGTTAAACGAAGAGACGAGAAATCCGATCCCGCATGCTGTATAAACGGATGCAGGAGAGGAGCCTCAATACTCACGGGACTTCCCCATTGATAATACCTGATTTCAGATATATCACATGAGGGATGCTTGGTATTCAGTACCAAGCGACGTGGGCCAAAAAGCTTGTCGTAATACGGCAAGTATTTTTGAAGGCGGGTATCCAATTCCGCCAGCTCCTCATACACTGCTCTGGTTAACCAGAACGGATGCATGTCGGTCGCAAAGCTCATATCTTGACTGTAAAAATCAGTACAAGATTTGAACGATGAGGCCTTTGGAGCGCCCAGACCTTCGGCCATTCGACAATCTTGAATCAAGATAGCGTCAATGGACTTACGAAGGATTTGTTGAACTAGGTTACATGCCGTCAACGAGGTAGTGGGGAATCGGGTTTTAAGTCCCTTTTCACCAGCCTCGATAGGCATAACCGGAATGTGGTCCACTTGGTCGAGAACCCAGAAACACGCTCTTTCGAGTGCTTCTTGGTGATCAACCACTGCGTGAGAAAGCCTATTTTTATAGTCTTTCTCACCGGCCCGCTTTCCAGCCAACTGTCGTTCAGCGACCCTGCCCTTAAAAAGGGCACCGGATCGAATTGACTTCGATCCAAATCGGGAAAATCGGAACCGGCTGATATCAGTCTGCTCCGATAAGGACGTTCCATCGTTCAGTAACTGATCGATGCCTTGACCCAAGAAATAGCCGATTGCGACTAAGTCTTGGACGGCAACGGAATGCCCTCCACGTGCCCTTGGATATCCAAGTGCAGCATGGCCCGACGGGTCGGTCCTGAGGTTAGCAGGGGATTTGAGTTTGGCGAAGTTTCGTGTAAGGAATTCCTTCACGAAAGGTCGCCACTCAGCTACCTCAGGGACCGGACTCTCCGTTAAACGGTGAGTCAGGTCAATAATGCCAGCCCCAGTAGATTCTATTGGGGCAGGAAGGGACCTACCGATATACGAGTAGGCCAAACCCATCCACCGCTGCGTGAGCGGACGCAAGAGATGAGAATTCGGACGTTTCTTTCCGAAGTACCATCCTCGAGCGTCAGCTGCCGCCTGTTTCAGGCGTGCAGCTGCGGCTTCCGGCTGTCGAATGATTTCAATCTTCAGCCGGTGAAGGGTTCTCCTATCTCCTGAATTCAGGAGAAGGAGCTTCCCCCGCCTTAAAAGGCGGTGGCGCACCACTTGGTAGCCCATACAAGCGGCATCCCAAGTTGCCCGCATAAATCTCAGCAGGGCGAGCCTCCGAAAGTAGATTCTACGGACGGGGGTCTTATCGTCAAGACCGCTGAAGGCACGCAACGTGTCTTCGGCGTCAACTGCGAGTTGCGGAAACTTGGTTAACCCGCTAACGGGGGCTGGCTGAATATCAGTCAGTGTACCCCTACGGACCACCGAGGTTCCCTGCCATTCGAGCCGGCGCGCATTCGCGACCAGCTCAACTGGCTCCAAGAACAAGGGAGGGATCTCGATTTTCGAGAGACCCATTGCGGATTGGTAGTATCTACCACCCTTCCTTACCTTGGTCGGGCTCCAAAGTGAGCCTTCCTCTGAGGCTGCAGATTCTGCAGCCTCAGAGGGCATCCCCGACATAACGTCGGGGGGGGGCGGCAAAGCATCGAAAGATGCAGTCCCGCCGGCCTCTCTAGCGAGGCGTCTATTTTCTAGACGTCTCATTCGAGAGTTAGCAACCTTTTCAGGTCGCATGGGGTTTCCCCCATTTCCATTCGAAATTCGGATGGCC